AACTCGGTAAGTGCCATGTGCCACGACGTAATCCCGCAAAGCCGGAGATCAGTACCGGCCACCTAGAGCTATCTCTAGTGCGTATTAAAACTAACTAAGGAGCAACCATGAAAACCATAAAGATCACAATGGCCACGCTACTGCTGATTCTAGCCTATTCACTAGTGGCAGAAGACACAGAAGCCAACCAATCCATCTACGCAGGCTTATACACTCAGCACTACTCAGGCAGCGAAGACTACAACGAAAACAATCGTGTTATTCAGTACCAATACAACGACTCAGGCCGATTCTACTGCGCTGCTACGTTTAAAAACTCGTACAGTGTGCGATCGTATCAGGCAGGCACTGGACGCTACTGGCAGGACGGACAAAGCGAGCTAGGTGCTGGTGTGAGTGTTGTTTATGGGTATAAGGGGCACCTAACGACGGTCGGGCTTGGCTTGATTATCGTACCTGGAGTTTATTATGAATATAAACTAGGCTATGCAATAGGCGTAAAAATGATTATTATGCCGTCTGTTTACAATATTGGGTTTAATTATGCGTTTTGAGGAGCAATCACAATGAGCATCAAAGACTTACCACACGTAACAGTTGAGCAAGTATTAGCATTGCGCAAAGCTGCTATCGAGCTAGAAAGAGAGATAGCCGAACTAAAAACCAGCCTGCCAAAAGTGCGGGCGGATGCTGTTAATGGTTATCACTCAGAATTAATTGCGGCTACAAAATTTATTTTCCATCCCCATTTTGAGGGCGTGAAAGCAGTGTATTTTGGCAAACTGGAGCAAGACAATGAGTAAGCAGAAGATTAGAGAGTGGCTAAATGATAAATATGGAAACTACTCAAATAAACTAAAGAGCATCATCACAGAGGCAATATATAAGTACACCAAAGACCAGAGTGCGTGGGTTAGTGTGGATGCAGAAAAACCAAAAGGGCCAATGGCAGTAGATGGGTATGGATTTATTGCAGGCGGATATAGCCATGGTGATTACCTAAGGTGGACAGATATATTTTTCGATAGCAAAAAAGATGTTTGGTGGTATTGGAATGACAACATGAAGCGCGTAGATATAAATGGGTTTACTATGACGCATTGGACTCGACCATCACTACCACCAACACAGGAGGGTTGATATGAACACCCAAAACCTACTAGACCGCCTAGAAAGCGCTAAACGTCGGATAGCTAGCTTAGAAGCTGAGAACAACAAGTTGACGAATGACAACAAGGCCAAGAATGGCACTATTGCTAGTCTGCGTCGGCGTAACGGCTTTTTAAAGTCTGCATTAGCAAAGCTTGCAAAGGTAACTCCAAACGCCTATGACAAAATAGAGGCATGGCAAAAGATAGCAAATGATTGTGAGCATTTAGACTAACCCATGCAGTAGTGATACAATCAAGGCATTTATAGGAGACTATCTATGCCTTTTGAACATGGAAACCAGCTTTACCAGCTACGAGAAAAAGACCAAGGCACCCGCCCGTTTATATTCGAATTCCCTGAGGAATTGATCAGAGAGTTCAATAAGTACGCCAAACACAAACACGAAAACCCCGAGCGTATTCATACGCCTACCGCTTCCGACCCTTCTCTGCACACCGAAAAGTACCTACCACTAACCATGCAGGGTTTTGCTGCGTTTCTTGGTATTGCAAGGCAGACGCTTAACGCTTGGTCAAAAGATGGCCATCACTTGGCAGAAGCCGTAAGCAAGATCAAAACCCAATGCGAGGCTAGCCAGCTTGAAGGTGCTATGATTGGCAAATACAATGCGCCGATTGTGATTCGTAATTTGCAGCTTGGTGATAAAATCGACCACACCAGTTCTGACGGGTCTATGAGTCCCAAGGAGCCGAAGACACTAGATGACTTCTATGAAACAGACTCTTAACCCAAATCTGAAAGAGTTCTGGAAGACAAGACAGCTGCCTGATGGACAAAGAGTCATAGGTCGGGTGTTGCACGGTGGCCGCATGTCTTCTAAATCGCATGATGCGGCAGGTGTTGCTATAGCTAGGGCAAACTTCAGGGATGAAAGGTTCCTATGCACTCGTATGTTCCAAAATAGAATATCCGACTCAGTGTATACGCTGCTTAAAGACAAAATAGAGGCGTTTGGACTTAGCAATAATTTTAAAATATATGCAGACGCAATAGAGCACAAAAAGAATGATTCATTGTTCAGATTTTACGGAATCGCGCGAAATATCGACGAAATAAAGTCGTTTGAAGGCGCTACAGTTTGGTGGAACGAGGAAAGCCACAACCTCACAAAAGAAATGTTTCAGACAATTCGACCAACTATAATGCGTAACGAAGACGCTGAGATGTGGTTCACTCTAAACCCTAATATTATTACAGACTACTCTTATCAAAGGCTAATAGCAAAACCTCCTAAAGGCTTCCTTGTTAGGCAGATAAACTACCCTGACAACCCATATCTTAATGAATCTGCTATTAATGATATAGAAAATGAGTTTATTGAGGACGAGGAAGAAGCGGCGCACATATATCTTGGCGTACCTAGATCATCCGATTCAAGAAGCTACATCAAGCTAACATGGATAATAGCAGCAATAGACGCGCATATTAAGTTAGGTATAGATATGAGTGGGCCCAAAAATGTCGGGTACGATGTGGCAGATGACGGTGGTGACAGGTGTTCTGTCACTGTTTTTAATGGCGGAATTGCTGTAGATATAGATTCATGGAAGGCAAAAGAAGACGAGCTGGAACAATCCGCGCTAAGGGCATTCGCCCATGCTGGCAACGGTCTATTCTCTTATGATTGCATAGGTGTCGGGGCAAGCGTCGGGTCAATATTAAGCGGTGCAGGTCATAAAACCGGATACGCAAAATTCCACGCTGGCGAGACTCCAAAATTCCCAGAACAGGAATATGCTTTAAAGATAAAGAATAAGGATAAGTTCGAGAACAGAAAAGCTCAGGCATGGCAATCAGTAGCGGATAGATTTAGAAATACTTTTAATGCAGTTACGAAGGGTTTGAAATACGAAGCTGCTGACTTAATTAGTATCAGCTCTGACATACCAGAATTAGAGGCACTTAAAAGTGAGCTTTCAACACCATATAGGGAGAAGTCAGGACGCGACAAAGATATGGTGGAAAAGAAGGCAGCTATCAAGAAACGCCTAAAAACAGAGGAATCTCCAGACTTGGCTGATTCTTTTATCATGGGTGCATGCCCTCACTTGGCTGAACTCAAGGAGTTCAAACCAATCTCCATATCATTTATTAATTAGCCTATGGTGTTATAATAGGCAAAAACTATAGGGCCGAATAATGGGCGTTACTACTTTACATCCTGATTACACAGAAAATCTAAAAGAAGTCACTAAGACCCGTGACGCTGTGAAAGGGCAAAAACGGATTAAGGATAAGGGTAAAACCTACCTCCCTGCTGATTTTGTTGATTCAGACCCCGACCGTTATGCAGTCTATAAGGAACGCGCTTATTTCCTTGGCGCTACTCGTCAGGCTGCAAAATCATATAGTGGCATGGTATTTCGTAAGCCTGCTGATATGGGTGAACAGGGTTTACCGTCTCAACTTGACGAGTATCTGTACAATATCGACGGCAGCGGCAAGAGCCTTGAGCAGCTTGCAAAGTTTGGTTTCACTGAACTAGAAGAAGCTGGCCGTATAGGCATTCTGGCAGACTACACCAATGACAAAGAAGGCTTAACCAAGCTAGACGAACGCCTATCAGGTGCGCGTCCTGTATTACTTCCTTATGTGTTCGAGTCTATTGGCAATTGGAAGACAGGCACGGTTAGAGGGCGCTCAATGCTAACTAAGGTCGTGCTGCGTGAAACCATCGAGACAAGTGCTAACGAATTCGACCATGAAAGCGAATATCAGTACCGTGTGTTGCGCATGAATGATCAAGGTCAGTACACAATGCAGCTTTATGATGATGGCAGTGTGCCGAAAAGTGATGAAATTGTAGTGCTGGCCAATGGCCAGCCTCTTGATCATATTCCGTTCTACATTGCAGGCACAGAAGACAACACGCCAGCCGTTGACGCCCCTTTGCTGCTCGACCTTGCCAATATGAATATCAGTCATTATCAATCAACAGCCAACGTAGAGGAGGCGGCTTACCTGCTTGGATGCCCTACATTGCATATTGATATCGGCGAGATGAGTGTTGACGAGTTCGCATCTGCTAACCCTGCAGGCGTTAAGGTAGGTGCTCGCCAGGGGTTGCAAACCAAGGGCGGATCCATTGAGATGGTACAGGCCAGTGAATCCAATCTTGGTGCATCTCAGATGGAAAACAAGATTGAGCGCATGAAAGAATTAGGCGCGAAACTTGTCACCAAGGGCGGCCAGAACGAGACAGCAGAAGCGGCACGAATCAATGCAAGCGGTGAAGCCAGCGCCTTAGACATCGCCGTAAACAACTTATCAGACGTATTAGAAAAGGCTCTAGAGGATTTCCTTCGCTTCCTTGGTGTTGAAACAGAAGTGACCTACCGTCTGAATACTGAATTCTGGGAATCGTCGATTGATCCACAAGTGTTGAATGGAATCACCGGACTTAAAACCATGGGCGTTGTTTCTAATAAAGACGTTCGCTATATGATCCGAACCAAAAACATTGGATTCGAGGAAGGGCGCTCCGATGAAGACATAGACGCATCAATAGCTGATGACAATAGCGGTTTAACACTTGATAGTTAATTGCTATAATCACAACCAGAAGGCTTGACAGGTCGTTAAGCCAAGCAATCCAGCGGGTGCTAGAATGCCAGTACAAATTGAACACGAAGGTGTAACAAAGACTTTTTACACGCAAGAAGAAGTAGACGCGGAAGTAAAAGGCCTGAAAGTAACAAACGAAAACCTGAAAAGCGAAAAGGCCGAATTAAAGGCTAAAGCTGATGACGCAGCTGAGCAAGTACGCAATGCTCAAGAAGAAGCGGCTAAGGCGGCAGGCGATAAAGAAGCGCTAGAGCGTATCCATGCAGAGCGTGAAGCGGAAGCAAAAGCGCGCATGAATGAGCTAACCGGCAGTATTAAAACCGAGAAGATCAACAACGCCATTAATGACCTAGTAACTGAATTAGGTGCAGGCGGTGCAAAGAATGAAGACTTGCGTGATTTGGTTAAGTCTCGTTTTAGTATTGATTACGATCTTGATTCGCATAAATTAAAAGTATCTGGCAACGGCGCAAGCTCGCTGGATGAATTAAAGAAAACCATTAAAGAAAGCGGTCGTTATGATGCTTTCCTAGCTGGTACAGGTTCCAAGGGTGGGCACTCTAATGGAGCCACAAGCACGGGCGCTGCTACTAAGAAATTTAACGAATATACCTCTGCTGAGTTGGTGAAACTACACCGCGAAAATCCAGAAGAGTATGAACGACTACGAAGCACAGCTTCCCACTTGCAAGGAAATTAAAACATGGCAACCACTCAATTAACTGACATTATTAACGTAACAGTCTTTCAAGACTTACCTGCTGTAAACTCTCCTGAGCTAACGGCATTCTATCAATCTGGTGTTGTTGTTCGCACGCCTTTACTTGACGCATTAGCAAACGCAGCAGGTAAAAAAGCAGAACTACCGTTCTGGAATGACATTGACGCTGCTATCGAAGCTAACCTAACTAGCGATGACCCTGCTGAAGTTGCAGCAGCACAGAAACTAACACAAGCCGAGCAAGTAAGCCGTAAAGCTTTCTTAAATAAAGGTTTGTCTGCGTCTGACCTAGCTGCTGAGTTAGCCATGGGTGAAAACGCGATGACTCACATTCGTAATCGTGTTGACACATACTGGATGCGCCAATGGCAGCGTCGTTTGATCGCTACTTGCGACGGTATCCTGGCGGATAACGTGGCGAATGATGGCGGAGACATGGTTGTTGATGTTGCCTCTGAGTCTATTGCCGGTCAATCTGCTGCTACTAAGTTTAGCCGTTCTAACTTCACCGCAGCTGCGTTCACTTTGGGCGATGCGTTCACTAATACTGGTGCAATTGCTGTTCACTCTCAAGTGTACAAGCAAATGGTTGATGCTGACGACATCGACTTTATACCTGATTCACAAGGTCAAATGACTATCCCAACTTACATGGGCAAGCGTGTGATTGTTGATGACGGCATGACTGTGACCGCTGGCTCAACTGACGGCTTCAAATATACAACTGTATTATTTGGCGCTGGTGCATTCGGCTACGGTGAAGGTATGCCGGAATATCCAGTTGAATTAGAGCGTGCTGAATCAGGCGGTAACGGCGGCGGTATCTCTACCCTATGGACTCGTAAGACACAAATCTTGCACCCATTCGGTTTTGAATCAACTGGCACCCCAACTGGGGATTCTTTCAGTATTGCTGAATTGAAGCTAGCCACTAGCTGGAACCGTGTTATAGATCGTAAGCTTGTACCATTAGCGTTCTTAGTAACTAACTAACAATAAAGCCCCTCTTCGGAGGGGCGCTATTTAAGGTTTAATATGTCAGAATTAAATAAAGATGGTTTGGTGCCAGGTCAAGCGGTTGATTTTACGACCTTGATGCAGACTATCCGTAAGAAGCAAATAAACGAGGGTTTAAAAGATGATAACACTAACAAGCCCGAGCTATGCGACAACGGAAACACAAGTGTTTCAAGCGTGGCACAAACAAAAACAAAGACGCGTAAGAAAGTCACACAATCCTAGTTTTATTGTTAGCTATCCTTATGTTACCAACTACATGCCTAGTCCGTTTGATCCAGAAGGATGGTACGGTGCGACTACAGATGCAGATGGAACTATAACAAATGTAGCTCTAGAGAATCCAAGCGGTCAGAGTTTTATGGGGTTGGCTGAGCAAGCAGGTGCAGGTCAATTTTCGCTTCTTGATACTATCATTGGCGGGCCTAAATTTGATGCTGTTACAGGAGAGAGTATATATTTTTCAGTGATAGTAAAAGAGATAACACAATCCCCAGCTATCTCTTTGTTTTTTACAGTTGGTTCGGACACAGGTAATGTATTTACAAGCAAGGTAAGGGTTCTAGACGGCTCTGTAGATTCAGGCACAGGCTTAGTAAATTCAACGGACCTCGGCTATGGATTTATTCTTATTCAAGTCAAGCACACATTGACAGAAGACAGGACAAACATTGGCGGAAGGATGTTATTACTAGAATCAGATGGTACTGGTGTAGTTCCACCTATCGGCTCTCAATTATACGTCCAAGCCGCATTTTTTGGTAAAGCTGATGATTATCCAGCTAACGTGATGCCGACACTATGAGAGTGCCTTCAATAATCCAAGGCTTACCTGATGACTTAATGACGAGCGACAAGGCGTACATTCGCCGTCAAAAGGTAAGCGCTGAACCGTCTAGTATTTCAGCTAGCTATAACGAAAAACTATTTTCAATATCAGCGAGCTATAGCATACAAGCTGGTAACTCTGTTGCGCTTAATATTTCGCCTTCATCTTCATTGGTAATA